TCAGACAGGAAAAGTGAAAGAAGCAGAATCATCAGCCCTGCACTACAGCAGGCTGTGGAGTCCAGCGTAGCGGAGATTGAGGAAGCTACGTTTGGTCGCGGTAAGTACTTCAGTATTACCGACGACATGGATGACCAAGACAATCAGGACGTTGTGTACCTGAGAACCAAACTCCACACTGACCTAGAGAAAGCAAAGCTACGTCAGTCCGTAGGAGAGTGCCTTATCAATTCAGCAGTCTTCGGAACAGGGATTGGTGAGGTAGTACTTGAGGAAGTCAAAGAAATGGCTCCCGCCACTCAGCCCATCATGGGTGGTGAGTTGACAGCAGTAGGTGTCAATGTGACTGACCGAACAATGGTCAAGCTGCGACCCATTCTTCCTCAAAACTTTCTCATCGACCCTGTTGCTACCAATGTAGACAATGCTCTTGGAGTTGCTGTAGATGAGTTTGTATCACGACACTTGGTAGAGGAACTACAGGAGTCTGGAGTGTACGCTGATGTGTACGTCGGTAACGCTCCAAGAGACTACGAGCTAGAGCCTGACCAAGAGCTATCCAGCTTTGATGACGATAAAGTACGTCTAACAAAATACTACGGTAAAGTACCTCGACACTTGCTAATGAAGTCTGAAAAAGAACTGATGATGCAAGATGGCGACGAGGACATAGCTGAGATAGAAACACTTGTAGAAGATGACGATGAAGACACAAAAGAAAGTTTCTACGTAGAAGCTATCATTGTCATTGCCAACGGTGGAATACTACTGAAGGCTGAAGAAAACCCCTACATGATGCAAGACCGCCCTATTGTAGCTTTTCCTTGGGACGTAGTGCCTGGAAGGTTCTGGGGTCGCGGTGTTTGTGAAAAGGGCTATAACAGCCAAAAGGCGCTTGATACAGAGCTTCGCGCACGTATTGACGCCCTATCCCTTACTGTACACCCAATGCTCGCTATGGACGCTACACGGCTTCCTAGAGGGTCTAGGCCGGAGGTACGTCCAGGTAAGATTGTCTTAACCAATGGCGACCCACGGCAAGTACTACAACCTTTCAACTTTGGACAAGTAAGCCAGATTACATTTGAGCAAGCTAACGCACTACAGCGTATGGTTCAAATGTCAACAGGAGCTATAGACTCCGCTGGCATTCCAGGGAGTATCAATGGTGAAGCCACTGCTGCTGGTATTAGTATGTCTCTTGGCGCTATCATTAAGCGTCACAAGCGTACACTAATAAACTTTCAAGATTGTTTCTTAATACCTTTTGTTAAGAAAGCTGCGTGTCGGTACATGCAGTTTGACCCTGAAAACTACCCTGTAGCTGACTACAAGTTTGACGCTACGTCCACACTGGGCATCATTGCTCGTGAGTACGAAGTAACACAACTTGTACAACTCTTGCAAACAATGTCACAGGACTCTCCACTATACAATACCCTGATAGAGTCCATTATCGACAACATGAATCTGTCAAACCGTGAAGAACTGACTGCTGGTTTACAACAGGCAGCACAGCAAGCACAGCCTACTCCAGAGCAACAACAGTTGGCTCAGGCTGCACAACAGGCACAACTTGCCTTCCAGCAGTCTCAGACAGCAGCGTTGAATGGACAAGCCACTGAGTCACAAGCCAGAGCGCAGAAGATGGCTGTAGAAACTCAGTTGGCACCACAGGAGCTAGAGATTGACAGAATCAAGGCTATCACAACCAACCTACAGGCAGGCGACCAAGACGATAAGGAGTTTGAACGTAGGCTGAAGATGGCACAAACCATGCTGAAAGAGAAAGAGATTGACCTCAAGATTGGACAGCAGCAACAGCAAGGACAGTAATATGGTGGTTTCCTCCGCACAGTTTCAAGACGCTATTGACCAAATTAATGCCAAGTTTGCAGAACTTGAAAACAAAATTAAGGAACTAGAATCCAAGAATGAAACGAAAAGGCCAACGACGCCGCGCAAGACTAAACAGGAAGCTGCTTGATGACCGACAAGAAAAAAGACTCACGGCTGGAGAGAGCAGGAGTATCAGGGTACAACAAACCTAAACGTACACCTAATCACCCAACTAAAAGCCATGTAGTCGTTGCTAAGGAAGGTGATAAAGTAAAGACTATACGCTTTGGTCAACAAGGCGTAAAGACTGCCGGAAAACCCAAGGAAGGTGAGTCAGCTAAACAAAAAGCAAGACGAAAGTCTTTCAAAGCTAGACACGGCAAAAACATTGCTAAAGGTAAAATGTCCGCTGCATACTGGGCTGACAAAGTAAAATGGTAGGAACTGACATGATGGAAGCTGAACTTGTACCTGTGATTGAGAACCCTGAAACAAGTATTGTGCGTCTTAACGCAGAAACAATTTCTTACTTAGGAGGTTCTCTAATTGAAGCACAAGACCCTGACGTACAGTTAGAAGTTTTGGAGATGATTAAACAGCACTCTGCTTTTGTCTTAGAGACCAGTGCAAAGATAGTAAACAAAAAGTCCGGCAAGTTACGGGCAGTATAACAAGGAAAAACAATGACTGATAATGCAATCAAAGTGCCACAGTGGGCATTACCTATAGCTGCTGCCGCTGTTAGCCTAGCAGTTGCCTGGGGAGTCCTACAGGCTAATACAGCCCACGCATCAGAGGATAGAGAGCGTATATCTCAGATAGCAGAGGAAGCCGCAAAAAAGGCTCAGGAGAACGGACAGGCACAGGCAGTGACGAGCGCCAAAGTGGAAGCCATCGTGTCGAGCTTGGAACGACAGGAAAAAATTCAAGAGAAAACGAACGAACAAATCGCCGCACTGGTTCAAGCTCTCCTAGCCAAGTAGAGTATGACCCAAGAAACCCAACTCTGTTCTGCGACATGCGCGAATACCGCATGCTACGCTATGTGCAACCACCAGCAGAGCGACACAGAGTCGCAAAGAAATGGTTGTTGTTCAACAAAGGCAAATGCGGGTACGGAGCAGAGGTGTATGTGCGCAACCAAGGCCCAAGAATCCTTGGCACAGCATGGGACACCAAGCTAATAATCCTGACCTGGGATTTAAGAAAACCAACAGCCATGAAAACACAGGCTGTTCAACAGAAAAGAAGACTCTAATGGACACCATGCTCATTTTTGTATTAATTATACTGGAACAAGGTGAGCCTAGACTAGAACTTGCTTTTAGAGAACTTACAAGCTGTCTGGAATATAAGACAGCACTGGTGCATCAGGATGTCAGTAAACATGCCATTGTCATGCCCAAGACTAGACACTTTGATGCGTTCTGTGAACCTAGATTAGTTCCTGTGGCTGACGTAGGGACTAAACTATTACTTAGAGACCCACCTAAAACAAAGGAGAACTGATATGCCAATGGGAAAAGGAACTTACGGAAGCAAAGTAGGCCGACCACCTAAGAAGAAAAAGCCAATGTCACGCCGACCTGCTCGTAGACCATCTGGTAGAAAAATGTAAAAAAAATACTTGACATTTTGTCAAAAGTATGCTATACTATACATCTTGTATCTTAAATTATTAAGGGAATACATAAGATGACTAAAGAACTTGAAGTTTACTTTGCTAATTACTTTGAGATGTTTCGATTAGAAGGTTGGAAACAACTTATAAAAGATTTATCTGAAAATGTAGCACAGATAAACTCAGTTGAGTTAACAACAGATAATGATAACTTGCATTTCCGTAAAGGGCAACTTGCAATACTCGCTACTCTGTTAAACCTAGAAGCTCAAATACAAACCGCTGAACAAGCGGCCAAAGAAGAACCACAAGAAGAACTAGAGCTAGAAGCATAATGTTCAAATTGTATGACTTCAAGTGTCTTGACGGACATGTGTTTGAAGCATTAGCCACTGAAGACCAACACACTATCAGGTGCGAGTGCGGTTACAGTGCAAAGAGGATTATCTCTCCTGTCAAGTCTAAACTTGACCCCATCAGTGGAGACTTTCCCAGCGCCACTAGGAACTGGGCTAAGGCTAGGCAGAGTCATATCCAATACGAGAAAAAGCAAAGTTCGTAGCTAGAACCCTTTTTTAATCTCTCCACAATACTAAGGTACGGAGTTTAATAATGGCTAAAATAATTGAGCGTGAGGATACGCAGGCGTCTACTGAGGACGTATTTGCGGAACAAGAGCAACAACAGGAACAGGAAACACAGGCAACCCAAAGCGAACCTGATATTCCTGAGAAGTATCAAAACAAGTCTGCACAGGAACTTGTACAGATGCACCAAGAAGCTGAGAAGCTACTAGGGCGTCAAAGTTCTGAAGTAGGTGAGTTACGTAAAGTTGTTGACAATTACATCCAAGCACAACTCACACCGGCACCACAACAACAAGAACAAGTCGAAGAAATAGATTTTTTTACTGACCCTGAGAAGGCAGTAGCACAGGCTATTCAGAATCATCCTAAGATTAAGGAAGCTGAATCAGCTAGTCAACAGTACAAGATGCAAACTGCATTGGCTGCACTGAAGGCTAATCACCCCGACATGGAAAGTATCCTACAAGATACTAAATTTGCGGAGTGGATTGAAGCATCTAAGGTCAGGACGAAGCTGTTTGTAGCGGCGGATAAGCAGTACGACTACGAAGCTGCTGATGAACTTTTCAATCTTTGGAAAGAACGTCAACAGATGATTGGTCAGGCTGCAACGGCTGAAAAGCAAAGTCGCAAGCAAGCAGTTAAAAACGCTAGTACAGGTAGTGCTAGTGGTAGCTCTGAATCAAGCCCTAAGAAAATCTATAGACGCGCAGACATTATTAAACTTATGAAAGAAGACCCTAATAGGTATGCTGCTCTACAAGATGAAATAATGAGAGCGTATGCTGAAAAGAGGGTCAGGTAACATATCTTAGGAGATATTAAATGACTGATTCTACATATCCTGCCACTGGGGGGTTTGTTGACAATACTAGCGCAGCAACCTTTATCCCAGAAATTTGGAGTGACGAGATTGTCGCTGCATACCAAAAGAACCTCGTTCTGGCAAACTTGGTTAAAAAGATGTCAATGGCTGGCAAGAAAGGCGACACTATCCATGTGCCTAAGCCTGTCCGTGGTGACGCTCATGCTAAAGCAGAGAACACTGCTGTAACCGTACAGAACGCTACAGAAAGCGAAGTACAGGTTTCTATTGACAAGCACTTTGAGTACTCTCGTCTAATCGAAGACATCACCGACGTACAAGCTCTGTCTTCCCTGCGTCAGTTCTACACTGAAGACGCTGGCTACGCTTTGGCTAAGCAAGTTGATACTGACTTGCACAGCTTGGCTACTGGCCTGGGTTCTGCTGGTTCTGATAGCTCTACCTATTTGAACAACGGCGGTACTTTCTTTGTGGACGCTACTAACGGTCTGTCTACTTACACTGCTGACACGGTTACAACTTCTGACGTATTTACAGATGCTGGTTTCCGTGGTCTGATTCAGAAGTTGGATGACCAAGATGTTCCTATGGACAATCGATGCTTTGTTGTTCCGCCTTCAGTGCGTAACACCATCATGGGTATTGACCGTTACGTAAGCTCTGACTTCGTAAACAACGGTCAGGTTCCTGGCGGTCAGATTGGACAACTGTACGGCATTGACGTATTCGTTAGCACCAACTGCCCTGTAGTTGAAGCTGCTGCTGATAACTCAGCTAGTGCAGTAGACTCTTTGGGCGCTCTGTTGTTCCACCGTGACGCTATGGTCATGGCTGAGCAATTTGGTGTTCGTTCTCAGACTCAGTACAAGCAAGAGTTCCTTGCTAACTTGTTCACCTCAGATACTCTGTACGGTGTCAAGGTATTGCGTCCTGAAAACGGTCTGACTTTGGTTGTACCTAAGTAACAACCGCTAAGCATGGGGCTGCTTCGGTGGCCCCTAGCTTTCTTTTTAAGGTGAGTATATGTGGCAAACACTGATTGGCCCTATAGCAAACATAGCTGGTACTTTCCTTAAAAATAAAGCTGCTGAAAAGCAAGCTGTCCATGAATCCAAGATGCGCCGCATTGATGCGGATGCTGA